CAAAACCACTCTCGTTACTAAATTGCTCTATTAGTTTTTTAACAGATAGTTTTCGTACGATCATAATATAAGCTCAGTTAAGTTTTTATTATTACCAATAGTTCCTTTTATAAAAATATTAAAAGCTAAACTTATTCTAGTATTAGTTCCTTCTTTATTTTCTACCATATGTGTTAATGATGATGGAAACATAATAATATCTCCAGTTTTAACTGTGAACCACCAAGATTCTGAATTCCATAAATTCCAATTTTTTATTTGTGGTTTAATTGTTTGATAACCTTCTTTAAAAAATTTAATCTTGTCAAGTTCTTCATGGCAGTTAATATAAAATACTCCTGATACTAATGAATTAGGGTGTGCGTGTTTATGATGATATTGATTTGTTTCTGTGTAGTTTAACCAAGATTGCGTAATATAAGGAGTAACTGCATCAGTTGTTGATAATACTTTATTAAAATAATCTTGTACTCTTTTATCTAATTCTTTTTTAATATTGGTAAATGGTTTTTCATTAAGGATATAATTATTGTTAGATGTTATATTACCATCATTTTTATAAAAATCTTTTTTATATTTATCTACGAACTTTAATTCTAATGGTGTTAATGCTCTATCTAATTTTGACATATAGATAGGTGTCGGAAATATTCCGTTTATTGTTGCTTCCACTTTCCCTCCGTTTGTTTTATCTTGTTTCAATCTCCCAATTTATAATAGATTCATTCCAAGAATAATATTGATTATCTTCTAATTCTGTTGTTGGCATAGCTACGGGTGCTTCCCATAGACAAGTTGTTTCGTTAAATACCCAACTATTAAAAGGTTTCTTAGGAATAAATGCATCTCTATCTTCATCATAAGTCATACCAATACTAGCATAATTTTTTCTTAAAGGTGTTCCACCATTATTATGAACTCCACCATGTGTATTATAAGATGTTTGTTTCCAAATAGCCCAACCCGTTAATTTAGTTAAAAAGTCTATTCCATTAATTTCTTGTTCTATTCCGTTAGAGTCATGTAAAACTTCATTCATTACTGAATAAACTCCAATTACTTTTCCATTTAATCCTATTTTTGCAAAATTTGCCATTATGCTGTGTAACTCCCTGAACCTGTGAATTTAATTATTGTGTTTGAACCTGATGTTGTAACTGTAGGCGAACCTGTAGTTGTACCAGAATATTTTGCAGTTGGTACACTTAAAATACAAACTCCAGAACCACCATTTCCACCATTAGATCCAGCATAACCAATTCCACCGCCTCCTCCACCAGTATTAGCTGTTCCATTAGTAGGAAGTGAATTTGGAGCATAAGTTCCACCATTTCCACCACCACCAGTACCACCAGTGGGTGCACTTGGTCTGCCACCAGAACCTCCTCCACCTGCATAAGTTACTGAAGAACCTGTGATTGAAGAAGCTGTACCATTTCCTCCAGGAGCACCATAAGGTGGATCTACACTTGTAGCACTACCACCCACAGCACCAGCACCTCCTCCTCCCATTGTTTGACCTGTTGCACCACCATTATTTCCTTGACTTGGAGATGTACTTGGAGTGTTACCACTACCTGGAGAACCAGGTTCAAATCCACCTCCTCCTGAACCACCATTTTTTCCATTAGTATCACCTTGTCCACCTCCACCTCCGCCTCCAGCAGAAGTGTAAGAAATTCCTGTTCCTGAAATTGAACTACCTGTACCAGAATCTCCAGAATTTGGAGTTGAACCTGAACCACCACTTCCAATAGTAACCGTATATACTGCACCTATTGTTAATGTTTCTGAACTAAAAGATCTAAAACCACCAGCACCACCACCGCCACCGTAGTAACCAGCACCACCGCCTCCACCACCATCTGCTATTAATAAAATATCTGCTAAATAAGTATTTGGTTCTAAAGCATCTGTTCCTTCGTTAATTCCTGATGTCGCAATCCAACCCTGTGTGCTATCTATGTAGGTAAGTATTACTCCTTCTCTCTCTCCAGTTAATAATACATTATCTGTTTCACCTTCTATGTCTTCTCCATTACCAGCTATTGTTAAAGCATTGGTATCAAAAGTACCTGCATAGTCTACAACTTGAACTTGATCTCCTGTTGTTGGTGTTGCAGGTAAGGTAACTGTAAATCCTGCTGAAGTAGTATTGCAAGGATAAGCATTACCCGCACTTGCTGTAAAACCTGTTGTTTGGACTGATTGCCAAGATAATCCACCACCTGATGCGTCAGCAAAAGATAAATTACCAGAGCCATCTGTTTTTAAAACTTGATCTGCTGTTCCGTCAGCATTAGGAAATTTAATTCCATCTAATACTAAATTACCAGAACCTTTAGGAGTTAATTTTAAATCTATATTTGTATCATCTCCAGTAGCAGATATTTCTGGTGCATTAGTAGTGTCAGCATTAGCAATTGTAATTTCATTTACTGCACTAGCTGTTTCTAAAAATTTAATAAGTTCTAATGTACCATCTCCAATGGCTTGACCATTAACATCTAACATTCCACCTAATTGAGGAGTAGTATCTCCTAATAGGTCAGTAGCTGAATCTGAAAAATTAATTGTGTTTGCAGAATAATCAACTGTTGCAAAAGTTATATCATCAGTTCCATCAAAAAATTTTATAGTAGGGTTAGTTGCGTTAGTTGTATCTAGCCACATTGTTCCAGCAACAGCAGAAGCTGGTCTTGATGTTCCTGATTGCATTGAATTTATTGCTGATAAAGCATTGTTTAAATCTGTTCTAAAAGAAGGGAATGATTGATTTTCTATTGTTAAATCTGATTGAGCCATAATTCTATCTAATAACCTTTTGTTATATAGTCAAATGTTTTAGATATTCCTGTATTAGAACTGTCTTTAAAAGCAATATCAAAACCACTTGTTGTCTTGTTTGTTAATAAGTAATAATCGCCAGTTGATAATCCTTGAGCAGTTATACCTACTGCGTAACTACTAGAATAATATGGATTTGTAAAGACAATAGAATATGTGCCTGTTCCTGAAGTTATATCATTACCACTAAATATTCTATCAGGCATATCTACTGTAACTGATAAAGCTGAAACAACTGGTGTAGAAGATAAATCTCTTGAAATTAACACCATTCTAAATTTAAGATACCTAGCATTATAATCACCAACAACAAAATTTCTAAATGCTGTGTAAGTTACATTATCTGTTGAAGTGGCTATTTCTAAATGTGCTTCACAATTTGACGGTGTATCTCCATCAAAGTTAGATTTTTGATCATCAAATAATCCTGTTCTATTATCAAATAAGTCATCAATGTTATCTGCTGTTTGTGTAATAGAAGCTGTAACTCTTGATTTATAAATAGCACCTAAATCTACAACATTAGAAAAATCATAAGTTCCATTAGAATATAAATCTGATGCTGTTAAACCTGAATCAAATAAATCAGTTCCATCATCAAATAATCCTGTAGCACTATCAAATAGTTCTGAAGAATTTAATCGTAAAGCATCATTGTCATCAACATAAACATTGGTTTTTACACCTGAAAAAGTTGGAGATTCTGTTTGGGTCGCAACAGCATTATAGTCAGAAACAATCGTATTAGATATAATGGATTCATTAGAACTAAAGTTTCCTAATTTATCTACTGCTTTAATTAAGTATGATCCTGTTCTTGCTGGAACTGTTACTGAGGTAGCTGGTCTTGCAATCTTATTAACTAAAGAAACTGAGTTTTGCCATTCTGCACCACTTGTTAATGTTGAATAACGGATTTGATAATAAGCTAAGTCTAAATCTGCAACTGCTGACCAAGATAAATGAGCATCACTATTAATTACGTTACAAGCAAAATCTTCAACATCTGCTGGTGGTAAAATCGCACCTACAATAGTTCTAGTTGCAGTTACGTAAGTAGAAGAAGCACCAAGAGTATTAATAGCTTTAACTCTAACGTCATAAGTTTCTTGATCTATCACGTTTAACACACGTTGATTTAATCCTGTACCTTGACCATGTATTTGATAGTTGGCGTCAGAAGATTTTTTATATTCAACTTGATAATAGTCCACAAAATTATCAGGACTTGCACCAATCGCTATATCTAATGCAACAATAACTGTTCCGTCATTATAAGCTATTAACTGATCTGATAAAGTTACTGATGCTGGTGGTTGAACACTAAATGGATTAGGTAAATTGGTATCTGCGATTGTAGGTGCTTGTGCTTTAGATGTCCAAGTATAGAAGTTATCTTGGTGTTCATAGAGTTGCACATCAACAGTTAAGTCTTCAT